ACGCTCGGTCAAGAAGCGGTACACGCAAGAAGATGTGGCCGGCATGAAGATTTCCAAGCTGGAAATCAAAGAGGAGCTGCGGCCAGGCCTGGAGCGCGTCAGCCCGTGGCATTTCTTCCCTGACGACTCAGCCACCAAGATCGACCAAGCCGAGAACGTGCTACAGCGGTACCCAATGAACCGCAAAGAGCTGAAAAACCTTTGCAAAATCCCCGGCTTTGACCATGACGCGATTGCTGAGATTCTTTCAAGCAATCCCGACCAGACGCTTAGCGGCTATTACGACGAAGCCCGCATCAATCCCGACGAGACAAACTCCCGCGCTGGCGGCAGATACGAGGTGTGGGAGTTCCAAGGCTGCCTGTCTGCTGAGGACGCGAACATTCTCGGGATAGAGATGGGCGTAGACGAAGAGAGCGGCGAGCAGGCCTACAAGCGCGAGCCACGGCTTATCATCTGGTTCTGCAATGAGTACGTGCTCAAAGCCGTAGCATACCCCTACGAGGATGAGGAGCTGCCATACAGCGTGTTCTGCTGCGAAGAGGACGATTACACCGTGTTCGGTCGCGGCCTGCCCTATCAGGTGCGCAATAGCCAGCGCGTGGTTAACTCTGCCTGGCGCCTGACTATCGACAATGCAGCCGTCGCAGCGATCCCCCCGATCATCGTAGACAAGAAGGCCATTCGCCCGGCTGATGGCTCATACGCGCTCACTGCGGGCAAAGTCTTTGAGTATGTCAACGTGGGCACTGGTGCGCCAGATCGCCCGCCTGTCGTGCCGATTGATGTCCCCATGCGCGCCGATCTATTGGGCAGCATCATGGATCGCGCCGTGCAATGGCTGGAGATGGAATCAGGCTTGCCAGATATCGCCACCCAAGAAGGCCCAAGCCCAGAAGTTGGCCGCTCGGCTACTGGGGCCAGCCTGCTGTTTAACTCTGCAAGCGCCCCGTTGCGCCGGCTGGTCAAACAGTTTGATGACCGCATAACAAACCCGGTTATTGAACGGATGTACGCATGGAATATGGAGTTCAACCCAAAATCCGAAATCAAAGGGGATTTCCATGTAATGGCGCTAGGCTCATCCACGTTGATGGTGCGCGAGCAGCAGCAGCAAGCATTGATGATGATGTCGCAACTATTCGCCAGCAATCCGAAATACGCGCAGAACACAGATTGGACTGCGTTGCAGCGGCAGATAGTCAAGGGGGCGCAACTCAACGTTGAAGACATCATGATGTCCGAAGAGGAGATGGCCGCTCAGGCGCAGCAACAACAGCAGCCGTCGCCTGAGCAAATGAAGATGCAGATGGAAGTGCAGAAGATGCAGCTTGAGCAGCAACGCATGCAGATAGAAACCGAGCGCGCACAGGCCGAGCTGCAATTGAAACAGGTTGATTTGGAGTTGAGGCAGGCCGAGCTGCAATTGAAACAAGCCGAGATGGTGGGCGATCAGCAGATTGAATCTATGCGTGCCGAGGCCGAAATGACTAAGGCCCAAACAAACGCACAGGATAGCCAGAATGACGTCCAGCGCGAGGTTCTCCGGCAGCAAGGCGAGCAAGCCCAGCGCGACCACGACCGAGAGACTCAGCTTATTGCCATCTCTGCCGAACAACAGCAGAGCATCAATGAGACGCGCACGGAATTGCAATTGGAGGCCGCCAAGATGGACGCAGAACAGCAGCGGTTCAATGCAGAAATGACCGTCAAGGTTAGCCAGGGGAGCGGCATATGATCGACCCGCTTTCGAAAGAATGGCTGGCGATCAAAGCGTGGGCGGAAGATCGAAAAAAAGACACGCAAGAAGCATTGACAAATTGCATCCCGCATGATGACAGCACGTTTAAACGGGGTTATTATGCTGCCATTGTTGAATTACTCTCAATTGTCGAGAAGCGAAATACAATCGATGACCAGCCGTACAACATATGACCCGGGTACACCGGGCTAAATCGGAGCCGCTGCCGTGCCTGAACAGTTGAACGAAACTCAAGAAACAAACGATGATGCCGAGTGGGCGGCGGTAGTTGCTGCCGATGAAGCTGGGCACACCATCGAGCCGGAGCAAGAAGAAGTACCAGCCGCTCAAGAAGCGGCAGCCAGCGAGCCAAAGGCCGCCGCTGCGCCACAAGAAGAGGACGAATTGACCCGCCTGCGTCGAGAACGCGATGAGGCCGTTCATAAAGCCAAATCTGAGGCAGGCAGACAGGCCGCTTTGCAGCGCCGCTTGGCAGAAGCAGAAGCAAAAGCAAGGGAAGTTTCCAGGCCTGCCACGCCGGCAATATCCGAAGAGGATGCCCGCGTACTGGCAAAGCTGAAGGAGGACTACCCGGAGCTGTCCGAGGCGCTGGATAAGCGCTTTGGCATGGTCGAGAAGATCGTAGAGCAGCGCGTAAAGGAAACCGTTGAGCCGCTTCAGAATCTGTATCAGGAGCAATCCAGAGCACAGCAAGAAGCCGCAATTCAGCAATCCCTTTCCGTTGTCACTGCGAAGCACGCCGACTGGCAGCAAGTAGTCGCATCACCTGATTTTGAGACGTGGTTGAGTAATCAGCCGCCTGCATTCAAGAGCATGGTTGGATCGTGGGACCCGTCGGACATCAATTACGTATTCGACCGGTTCAAGGAATCCAAGCAGCCACAGGCCGCTGTAGCCCAAGCCGTCGCAGCAACCAAACAGTCCAAACTCGCCGCAGCTGCTGGAATCCCTTCCAAGCCTCACAAGGTGGAAGCCCAGGCCGGCGATGATGACGACGCACTGTGGGCAAAGCTTGTCGAGGAAGATAGACGACAGGCAACCACGGGAGCGCTTCGTTCACTGAAACGATAAGGAGTTATCGAAATGGCAATTAATACCTACGGTGATATCACCTCGGGGCAGGCGTACAAGTTCATCGCCAACGCCCTTAAAGTCGCGGATGAGATGAGCGTACTGTCCAAGTACATCACCCCCATCCCCCTGGACAAGAACAGTACCGACACCGTCAAGGTCTCCGCTCCGAACCTGTTCGGCGTGCTGACCAGCCCCATGGCTGAAGGCGTCACACCTACCTCGCAGAGCCTGACCTATCGGGATGTGAGTGCGACCGTTGAGCAGTACGGCGCAAACATCATCATCACCGACAAGGGCGTTGATTTGAACGACCGCATGGTCATGGTCGATGCACCCAACGTGCTGGCCCAGCAAGCCGCAGAAACCGCTGAATACCTGAACTGGCAAGCCATGATCGCCGGCAATCAGGTTTACTACGCTAACGGCTCCGCCCGCAGCGCGGTAAATACCGAGTTCAGCATCACCACCTTGCGCAAGGCAACCCGCTTGCTACAGCGTAATCGTGGCCGCTTCCACACCAAGATGCTGACTGGCGCCTTGGAAATTGGTACGGCTCCGATTGACGCTGGTTATCTGGCCTTCTGCCACACCGACTTGCAGCCTGTTATCCGTGCGCTGACCGGGTTCACCCCCGTCGCAGAATACGGCGGCGGCAAGGGCCTGGAGTACGAATTCGGTTCCGTCGAAAACGTGCGCTTCATCACCACCCCGATGCTCGTGCCGTTCGCTGGCGCTGGCAACGTTGGTGGCGCTGTTGGTGCGATGATCCCGAACGACGCCGACGCGACCAAGGCCGCCGTTTACCCGGTCGTGATCACCGGCATGGACGCTGTCCACATGATTGCCCTCAAAGGCAAGAACCAGATGACCCCCAAGGTTCGCAAGCCCGGCACCCCGAGCGACAGCGACCCGCATGGTCAACGTGGCAGTGTGGCTGTGGACTTCTGGTGGCGCACCTTCATCACCAACGAAGCCTGGCTGGTTCGTATCGAAACCGCCGTAACGCTGTAAGGAGAGCGACATGAAACTCAATGATCTGACCAGCGAAGCAACGCGCGAGGCGTCCGGCAATTTCGCATCGACCAAGGCCGGCCTGGCCATCGGTACCGTGAAATCGGGCATCAACACCGCCAACACGATTCAGTTCTGTATCAACGGCATCAGCTACACCAAAGCCGCTGTTACGTCGGAAGCGTTGGTGGCCGCGCCTGGCACTGCGGCATTCGTGCCCATCCCTACCGGCAAAACCTGCTACATCGTCATGTGCCTGAACTCGTCTGGTACCGTTTACGCGGTGCAAGGCGAGTACGACGGCCAGACGTTCGTCAACGCCAACAGCATGCCTACCGTGGCTAGCAACGCCGCCCGCGTAGGCAAGTCGGTGATCCCTGATATCCCTAGCACGCTGACCGCGTTTGGCTATATCAAGGTCGTCAACGCCAGCGGCTCGAACTTCGTGATTGGCACCACGCTGTTTGATGCAGCCAGCGTGACCACCACGTTTACCGACGTCATGCATCTGCCTGCAACCAATCCGTAAGCTGCGGCAGCGGCGAGCGACTCATGGCCAGGGGGCTACCCCCTGGTCTTTTTGGAGGACTCGAAATGAGCGACATCAAAAAAGTGGAGCGCGACGGCAATACAACCCGGTCGTTTTATGAGTCCGGCGAGTCGGTCGT